TGATTAGCTTCAACGTTACAGTTTATTTATAACATCACTATACAGTAATGTCAAGTTCTTCTTTTGTGGAAATTTTTTCTTTTGGTGGATTAATGCGTCTTAACCAACTGTCGGCAATATATGCTCGCGGACTTGGTCCTAATTTAATTTCTAAGTCTTGTGCTTCGACCCACCAATAGTGGTCGTGTACCAGAGCTTCACAAGTCATTCCGCGAAAGTCAAAATGTTCGCCTTCTTTAAACTTGCCAATGTACTCTGCTACATTAACAATCCGCCCTACATTTTGCGGGCGGATTGAAAATATAATGACGGCTTTATCGCCTTCATTAACATTCATTACATTGCGTTCTTTTTGTCTTGAATCTCTTTGCGACGATCTTTAGTAAGTTTACCTAGATCACCTAGTGCTTTACGAGCTCTTGTTGCCGCGGCTTTTACACCCTTGTCATCAAAAGTAGATGCTTCAGCCATGTAGTTATTAAACGCCTGTACGATTTCTTCATGTAGTGTCATTGTTTTCTCCTTATGTTACGATGCCAGATGTTGTGGCAGTATATTGTTTGCTGATTTCGTCTTGTGTTTTAGATACACAAGACACACTTGAAGTCCTTAGATTAAATTTGTGATCAGGTGATACTGAAAACATAAATGGTGCTAATCCTAAACCTTCAGGTTGAGCAATCAATACCATTGGCTTCCTCAATGTGTAGTATGTGTCAGTTTCTTCTTCTAGGCGAGCAACAATTTCTTCGCCTGAGCTGAGTTTAAATGACACGGTGTCTCCATTTTTGTATGGTGTTTCAATTAACATATTATGTACCTATTGCGTGGCCTGTTCCATTATAACCTGTTTCTTCCATATAAGTTACAAGTTGATCATATCCTCCTACGTATGTACCACCTAAGAAGATTTGCGGAGCAGTTCTTGGACGAGGAAGTTCTTTAGCATCAAACACTTCAAATAATTCATTTGGTGTAATGTCTGAGCCAAGAATCTTTTCTTCAAACTGAATGTCGTGTTTTTTTAATAGTGCCTTTGCTTTTACACAATAAGGGCAACTTGGTTTAGAATAAACTATGTTCATAATGAGAATCCTTTAAGTTTGTCTTTATCAACATCTTGTTTGATTCCACCAATGATGTATGATTCGACTTCTGTTTCCTGTGGTGCAACTTGCAAGCCTGAGCTAGACAACCAATGTTGTGTCCACGGAAGTGGGTTAGTGTTTACTGGAGCATCAAAGATTGGCTTCAGTCCAAGTGCTTTTAATCTACGGTTAGCAATATATTCTACATATTGATGTAGTAGTGTAGCATTTAGACCAATCATTGATCCATCTTTAAATAGATATTCTGCCCAGTCCTTTTCTTCTTGAACACAAGTACGCCACAACTCATACACTTCTTCTTCGCACTCTTTTGCAATAGATACCATTTCTGGATCGTCTTTGCCAGTTGCCCAAAGTTTAAGAATATGTGTGCTTAGTGCCAAATGTTGTGCTTCGTCTCTAGCGATAAGCGAAATAATCTTGGCACTGCCTTCCATTAGTTTTAGTTCTCCAAAACCAAAAGTACAAGCAAAGCTCACATAGAAACGAAGTCCTTCAAGGATGTTTACTGTGTGCATAGCAAGATATAATTTCTTTTTAACTTCACGCATTGAGCCTTTACCCTTATGGATAAAGTTATCAGCCGCTTCATTAAATGCATCGTAATGTTTAGTTACTGAAACAGCACGTTCAAGAATTTTTTTATCTTCAAGGATTGTATCAAATACTTCACTCGGATCTGCATACACGTTTTTCATAATGTGTGTATACGAACGTGAGTGAATAGTTTCAAAGAAGTCCCAAGTAACAATACAACCTTCAAGTTCTGGTAAAGATACATGAGGCAAGAAACTTAAACAAGGACCACGACCCTGTACACTATCAAGTAGAGTTTGATACTTTAAGTTTGCTGTAAAAATATGTTTTTGCTCAGGACGAAAACTTTGATAGTCTGCCCTGTCCTTTTGTAAACTTACTTCTTCAGGTCGCCAAAAGTATCCAAGCATTGTTTGATTTAGTTTATCAAACACAGGAAACTTAAATGTGTCATAACGCTGTGTATTTTGTTCTGCTCCAAAAAACATATTCTGTTTAGTGAAGTCTACCTTGTCTTTGTTAAAAACTGTTCTTGCCATTATCCTATATCCTTATACTGTTCTGTATTATATACGAGAAAGTAAAGCATGTCAACCTTTAAATTGCACACGCATCACACATCTCGTCTTCGTCGCCAGCATTAGGAACACCAGCATCTAACATTTGAGGTTGCGGCTTTTCATCTTCAATTTCACTTGGATCAGTTTTATAATCATAAGTGTTTTGATAGTAAGAAGTCTTCCAACCATATTTGTATGTATTCAATAAGTCCTGTAGCATAATGCTCATTGGAACTTCGTTGTTTTCATAATGTGTTGGGTTGTATGACCAATTACCACTAATGGCTTGATCAAAGAACTTCTGCATTACTGCAACTACATTTATATATCCTTCGTTGCTAGGCATATCCCATAGCAATGTATAATGATTCTTTAGTGTTTGATACTGTGGAACAATCTGCTTAAGAGGCCCTTTCTTTGACTTCTTAACGGACAAGTATCCACGTGGTGGTTCAATTCCGTTTGTTGCGTTCGACACAACGGAACTGCTCTCCGATGGCATTTGTGCGGACAAAGTTGAGTGCCTGAGCCCGTGTTCCTTAATGTCATTGCGGAGACTATCCCAATCATAGTTTAGTTTGTGTGGAACGATTGTGTCCACATCCTTTTTGTAAGTGTCAATTGGCAGAATGCCGTCGCTGTATTTAGTGCGGTCAAAGTACTCGCAAGCACCACGCTCTTTAGCAAGTGTGTTACTTGCTTTTAGCAAATAGTATTGGAATGCTTCTGATAAGTCATGTACAAGTTTCCACGCTTGTGGATCGTTGTATTGCACTTTTTGTTTTGCTAAGAAGTGTGCTAAACCAATATATCCTACACCTAACGAACGTCTTGCCTTAGTTGACTTCTCGGCGGCCAAGATTGGATAACGCTGATAGTCAATAATTTCTTCTAATGCTCTTACTGCTAATTCACATAGTTCTTCTAAGTCATCTAACTCTTTAATAGCACCAACATTAATAGCACTCAGAATACATAAAGCAATTTCACCTTCTGGATCATCAATATGCTGTAGTGGCTTAGTAGGTAATGTAATCTCTTGACATAGGTTACTCATGTAAACTGTGTCTTTGAATGAACTGTGTGTGTTTGCATGATCAACATTCATAATGTAGATACGCCCTGTTTCAGCACGTTCCTTAATTAGAGCAGAGAACAATTCCATTGCTGGAATAGACTTCTTTTTAATACTTGTAGCACGTTCGTACTTTTCATATAGCTCTTGGAATGCCGCAGGGTCACCGTAGTATGCTTCGTATAGTCCTGGCACATCATGTGGCGAGAAAAGAGTAATATCTCCTCCAGATAACAACCTTTCGTACATTGTTTTGTTTAACTGAATTGAATAGTCTAATTTACGTACACGATTGTCTTCTGTGCCTTTGTTGTTCTTTAGCACAAGGATGTCTTCAATCTCTTGATGCCAAAAAGGAAAGTGTGTGGTGGCAGAGCCGCCGCGAACACCGTTCTGAGTACAACATCTAACAGTTGCCTCAAACTTCTTTAAGAAGGGAATAATGCCAGTGTGAGCGACTTCTCCGCCTCTGATCTTAGCATTTACTCCGCGGATGCGTCCTGCGTTGATTCCGATGCCTGCTCTTTGCGCTGTGTACCTGCCAATTGACATATCACTTGCGAAGATACTATCAAGGGTATCGTCACTGTCAACAAGGACACACGAAGCAAACTGTCTAACAGGTGTACGGACACCGGCCATGACTGGCGTTGGGATATTGATTTTAAAAAGGGAGGTCGAGTCATAATATCTCCTTACGTAGTGCATACGAGTTTCTTTTGGATAGTTAGCAAATAGTGTTGCCGCAATCATCATATACATAAATTGTGGAGTTTCAAAAATTTCTCCTGAGCTTCTGTCCTGACAAAGGTATTTGTCTACTACCTGACGCAAGCCTGCGTAGGTAAAGTTTTCGTCACGCTTATGATGAATGTAACTATCTAAACGAGCAAGCTCTTCTTCAGTATATTTTTCTAAAATCTCTGCATCATAAACACCACGCTCAATATTTAGATCAATCATTTGCTTTAGTGTAATTGGCTCGTAACGACCGAACACTGTTTTGTTTACGCCATATGAAAGTAAACGTGCCGCCGCGTATTGATAGTTTGGATTGTCTAAAGAGATCAGATCATTTGCCGAACGGATCATTATTTCTTGTATTTCCGAAGTACTCATACCATCGTAAAATTGTAAGTTTGCGTTCATTTCAATTTGACTGCTACTAACACCTGCTAAACCTTCACATGCAAACTCTACTACTTTGTGAATCTTTTCAATGTTAATTGGCTCTTTGGAACCGTTTCGTTTTACGATGTAAATACCGTTTGACATATTTCTGTTTGCTCCTATAATTTTTATCTATTGTTTAGATTATTTATTTTAAGTCAGGCATTGGATACACATGTTGTGGTACTACACTTTCTGGAAGCTGACTGTAGTCCACATAAGTATCTTCCTCCCAGCCAATTATTTGATTGTCAACTGCAAGCAAGAACACATATCCTCTGCTTGCATGTGTACAGATATGTATCTCAAATTTAGACCCCTTAAAACAGTCTGTTAACTGTAACGAATAACATATACCTAATACACGAGTAAAGTCACAGTACTCATTATCACTTAAAAGCTCCCACGGAGTTGGCCATGAGTCTCTATCCCAAGGATCAGCATTAAGAGAAGTTTTTGGTGATTGACTATAGAAATCAATAGCCGCTTGTATTGGATCAGACTCTTGTTCTAAACTTGTTCTAAAGTCGGCCCAGAGCTTTAATTTTTCTTCGTATGGTTTATTAAACATTAAATGACATTAGTTTTCTTTGCTGTTACAGTATACTTTAGCTGAGTGTCATCGTCACCCGGCATTGTACTTGTTACTATAACGTCAACTGTGTCATTTGTCAAGTCTGAATCTGCATCTCTTATGGCAACATTAAAGGTTATGTTATCCAAATATGTTTCGTCGCCAGTAAAGTGATAGTCGTCTGAAATTTCTACGTTGTTACCATAAGCATCTACAACGATGTGCATCTTTCCGCTTCTAATTACTCTGTAGTTGTTACTTACTAAAGTATAGTCTACTTCGTATGATTGATTAATTACACCAGGTAGTCTAAATGCTCTAATATTTGTAACTTGTCCAATAGATATAGTATCTTCAAATTCTAATGTATAAAATGATGTTCCGTCAATCTCAGGAAGATATGGAATATTATCTAATCCGTTACCATTTGATAGTGCATATGTACGTGAGAAATAGTCTTCAAAACTTTTGTTAGAATCTTTTTGATATTTTATAATAGAGTATGTAGGTGCAGTATCAGTTCCGCCATTGTTACTTACTTCAATAAATTTATTTTGTTTACTAACATTGTTAATACCATTATAAATCCAAATTGTTTCTCTATGAACATTAGTAAAGTAACTTCTGCTAACAGTATTATAACTTGGACCAATGCTTTGACCAGATGCCGCATTGCCTATTTGCATGTCATCACCAAAAATAATTGCATGTCCAAGGGTATCAAATCTACAACGGTCAAATAAGTTATTATCAATATCCCAATTGGATCTAATTCCAATTCCAAAACCGTTAATAGAACAATTTATAAATCTGTTGTTAGTGCTGTCTACTGCGCCACTTAATTGATTAATTGCAATAGCAGTATCATCAACATTAACATTTCCGCTTTCCCAAGGACCAATAAATTTAATATCTTCAAATGTACTGTCTTTACAACTTTGTAAAATAAGACCTTTTGCTGAATTAGGATTAGAGTCCGAACTAATATTATTTGTATCTGCCGCGCCTTCTGGTGTAGCAATACTTAATCCTTTAACCATAATGTTCGTAGCTTGTGTAATAGTAGTGCTTTCAGAATCACTTGCAGGGTTGCCTGGGGTACTTGAACTATTTACTGTAATAAAAACTGGTTTAGTAGAAGTTGTTCTAATAACAGTTTTGTCGCTGCCAGCACCAACAATGTTTGCGTGTGGAGGCAAGTAAAGAGTATCGTTTATAATATATGTACCAGCTTCTAAATGGAGTGTAATTCGACTACCAACACTACCTTTTGTAGCATCGTTAATATATAATTGATCAATTGCTCGTGTTAATGCATCAGTATCGTTAGTGACGCCGTCGCCCTTAGCACCAAATGCTCTCACGCTTACACGGTCGTCTAAACGCTCTTGTAGTGTACGTTTAACAGCATTTGAACTGTTAGGTCCAGTAACAATATAAGAGTCATCTGCTTGATAAGTGTATGTGTCTGCTAACGCAAATAAGTCGTCAAACTGTGTAAGTACTTTTGTATTACCAACAGCAGGTGCACCTTCTGCAACTGATCCGTTACCAATATAAAGTTCTCTTGTATCAATGGCCCAACCTAATTCCCCGCTTGCTAATTGCGGTAAGCCTGTGCCTATATTTTTTTGTCCTCTACGGACTTGAATTTTTGATATCTGTACAACAGCCACTTACGCTCTCCTAATATATTATTAGTATTTATGCTTGCTGTTCGTAATACTGATACACTCTATTATACCATTCGTTACGCCATTCGTCATACTCATCCGGCCAAACGTCAAACTGTTGATATTCACCTGCTCTGCTACACATAAACACATGACCTTCACGTATGTTAGTGCCATATACTTCGTTGTGTGCTTCTGCGTATGCGACAAGTTGTAGGAAGTAGTCAACTACCCATTCAACTTTCTTAGGCTTGTTAGTTTGTTTGAAGTCCATGATTGCTGGCTGGCCTTTGTATGTTCCTACAAGATCAGTCGTTCCTGCGTACATTTGAGGCATATAAAGTGCCACTTCGCTACCCCATACTTCAACATCATCCATGACGTTGTCTTTGATAACTTCTGCCATACCGTGTGCTTGTTGTGCGTATGGGTTGCTACCTGGCTGCGGCCATTCGCCAAACTCAATGTAGTCTTCAAGATACTTGTGCATCCTTGTTCCTACACCTGCGGCTTCTGTTACAATTTCTTGTGCTTTCTTTTCGCCAACACGTTTCTTCCACGCAATAAGATGTGTTTTATCTTTTGTTGCGTCCAAGATTGTGGTAACACTTGCGACAGCGTGACCATCGGGCGTTTCGTAAAGCCTTTTGCCATTTACTTGTTTTCGTGAAATTGGTTGGTAATCAAACTTGTTTACTATTAAACTCAAAATACTATTCCTATATTATAGTTTATATAGTATACTGTCTAAGTTATTGATTGTCAAGTGATTTTATAAAGGAGCACCAACGTCAGTTGCTCTCGATGCCATTTGTCCTACTTTGTCACTGCCATCTTCAGGGCTTGTAGGTGCACCAACATCTGCATCTTGTTTTGTTTTAAGATTGATTCCTTCTTCAGAAAAGTCTTTGACCATTTCTTTTACACGAGGATCTGAATCAAAAGCATTTTTAAACGTGCCATATACAAATGACTCGCCGCCCATGTTTTGCATTATTTTATTTAGATCTAAATTAATAGTATCGGCTTTTATGCCTTCTTTAGTTGGTTTTTCAAAGTGTAGAAAGACAGGCTTGCCTTTTTGATCAGCGGCTTGCTGAACAGTTCTTAATGCCATGATTAGTTTTTCGTTGGCAAGAGAAGCGTCAACTTCCGCTATTACTTTTTTTTTGAAAGAATGGTACCTAATTTTCTGCTACTTTCTAAGAAGCGTCTTTTGGCATACTTTTGTGATTCACGCATTTCACGACCTGCTTCTTCTTCGCCGCCAGCGGCTGGTTCAGACGCATCTAATCCTGAAGATAAATCTTCTTCGCCATCAACTGTTGGTTCCATTTCAGGTTCGTCCATTACATCTGGCTCTGCGCCCATGTCATCTACTGGTGCCGCTTCGCCTGTTAGTTGTCCAACGCCTGAAGTTAATGATTCGCGTGTGCTTTCTAATGCTGTATATAAACTTTCAAGTGCAGGCTTAACAGTGTTAACAAAGTTATCACTCATTTCTTGACCTTGCTCATCGCGAATAGCATCTGCAAGTTCAAGCATTGATTCAGTTTGCATTTCAGCTGTGTCTTCCATCCAACCAGTAACACGGTTAACCATGTCCTTTGCTGCCATTACAATCTCTGCTTGGTCTTCTGCACCTTCACGTACAATAGATTCTTTGTTAAATTGGTCTTGACTCATTCCTTTTGGAGCCTTTGGCATACACATTTTGGTTTTGCTATCTAATACAAACCCTGGCTTACAACCTTTATCGGTACCTAACTTGTATGGTTTTGGTCCAGGTGCGCCAGCTTTCTTCGCTTCGTCAGTTTGATTTTTATCTTTAAGAGCTTTCTTCATTGGCTCTTTTTTATCGCCATCTTTATCTACATCAAGGAAGTCTGGCTTTGCTTTCTTTTCAGCAATGTCTTCACGCTCTGCAATTTCTGCATTTAACACATCAAGGAAGAGTTTAGATTTTTGATATGTTTCACTTTGAACTCGCTCAAAACTTTCAGTAGCTTCAACTTGACTCATTGAAGTGCGTATTTTATTACGTGCATCTTCAAGCTGATCAAGTGTAAATTTTTCTAAAGCAATTCTTTCACCAAACTTCTTTGCGAGGCTCTCGTTCAGCGCCTCTGCTGTAACTGGTCTATTAATCTCTCTAATATTCATTGTAACTCTTCCCTATTGGATTTTCTTTGTTATAGTATTATTTAGCCATTTACCAAATAAACTGTTTAATTTTTTCTATTGCATCTTCTTGTTTTTGCATAGATATATCGTATCTTGTTAATGTAGAGTCAAATTTTATAGGATTATCTGTCTTTTCTAATATATGATTATAAAAGATACAATCTGTCCTATGCTTTGCCGCAATGTCATCAAGACTTAATATTGAGTCTATGCTTTTATTTTTATTTAACATTTTTGCCACAGCCAGTGCCGCCGCTTTGGTGTAAGTACTTGCAACAATATTGCCGGTTTTATAACTTTTTATCTTGTATGTACCACAGTAATATTTAATAGAATACGAACCTATGTTGATAATCTTGCCATCTTTTACTGGGAAAAGGGCAGGATCCAGTGTAGTATCTACTAACTGTTTTAACGATTCAGCTAAGTTTTTATTCATTTTTAATCACCAGATACGTGTTATTACTCTTAACTTTACTTACCAAACTCTTTCTAACCAAGTTCTCAATCACGAAGCGTTCACGTTCATTATAAAACTCCATAGGTTTTAATGTGTCCATCTTCTTTAATACTTCAAGTTCTTCATTACTTGTAAATATTTTAAATTGTTTAAGAACTTCATCAATCTTCATTTAATAGCAGCCAATTGTTTTTTCATTGCTGTAATTTGCTCTTGTTGAGCTTTTACTTGCTCTTCAGCACTTTTAATTTGTGACTGAAGCATTGCACGTCTCTGTTGATTATTCTTTTGCATGTTTGCTTGTGCCTTTGCAGGATCACCAGCAGGTTGTTGGGTTGTATTCTGTTGAGGATCAGGTTGCGCTCCCATTGTAGGTGCTTCCTGTCCTGGAGCTGTTGGTGCTTGTGGTTCTGCTTCATTTAATAAATCTGTTATTTTCATCTTACATTCCTTTTACGAGGTTTATTTAGAGTCCTTAGTCTCTTTGAAGCAGGCGAATGCGACTTCGTTCTTTGACGCATAACTTTACCATGTGAACCATGCTTTGCTTTATTTATTTTTAGTGTTACTCTATTTTTTAATTTAATTGGAGCGTTACAGGCCGCAGGGCTTGATCTTACTTGACCTTTTCTTGGTCCAGTAGTACAACGATATTTACGAACAACTTTGTTGTTTCCTTGTCTTTTCCAACCTATTGTTGGTGCTTCAACAATCTCAACTACTTGCATTATCTTCTACGTCCTGCCTTGTTTAATGCTTGTACTCTACGACTTGCTGGGTTATTACGTTTTGTTCTACGGGCCTTTCGAGCCATTTTGCCTCCCAATCTTGCCTTAGTTCGTTTCATAGTGATTTTTGCCTTAATATTTGGTGCGGCAAAACATTGAGACATTTTTGCAACAATACGACCTTTTCTGGGGCCGCCTTGGCATCTAAACTTGCGCACTACATTCTTTCCAGAACGTGCCCAAATTTGTTTCTCATCTATTTGATCAATAAAAAACTCACGTACTAACATATAGTTATTTATCGTGAGTAAAGGTCTATTGCATTAAAATTACAACGATTGTGGATAGCAGGCCTGCTACTATTGTACCGGCTGCACCAATTAACACTTTGGTCATTGATTGGTTGCCGTCTTTGATATCTTTATGAATTTCTTCTACTTTTGATTCAAGATTAGTCATGCGTGTATCTAATTGCTCATAACGCAAGGCACACAGATCAACGTGTGCTTCTAAACTTTCTCTTTCTAATTCTGTAGTAGCTGTCTTAGCCATATAATTAAACCCCATCAAAATATTGGTTAAAGTAAACTCGAAGTTAGCCTTTGTTAGTTGTTATATAGCCTGGTAAGTTGTTTTACTTACAATACTATTTATCATCTACTGTGAAAAATATATTACATTTTTTAGGATTTTTTGTTAAAAAAGCATGTACACCATTTTCAAAAGTTTCTTCTAAATCTGATATATACGGAACAAGGTCAAAGTCATCTTTAAGGTTGTCAAGCGTTATTGAATCAACTGGCATAGTAACTGTTAGTACCCAATACTTTTGTTTTCCTTTATAGTCAGACCCAAATTCGAGTTTAGAAATATTTTCATGCAAGATTTGTAAGTCATCTGGTTCTGGATTAGCTCTTAGTCCAATCACTTGAATACAAGTATCCCAGTTTGTTTGTTGACCTACTTTAACTTTATCAGGACCTTTTCTTTCGCCTGTTTGTGTAATATCAACTAACGTATACAACTTAACTTTCATACTGTATTTACAGTCATAAAAAAAGCACCACTATAAAAGTGGTGCTTTAGTGTGTGCCTAAGCACGGTCCCTAAGGTAGTTAGGAATTATTATGCTAAGTCGCCAGCTGCCAATGTAATTTCAGCAACAGTTGTTGAAACTGAAGTTGCCGCTGTTACTAATGCGTCAACTGCGGCAGCAACGTCTGAATCACTGTTAGATGAAACATATGCATTTGCGGTTGCTGAGTCAACCATTACAACAAACTGGTCATCTGCTCTTTCACCAATGTGTACAATTGACATTTGAGTCTGAATTGCACGGATTGCTTTTGAGAAGTTACCTTCTGTGAAAGCCGCTACGCCGTCTGCAGATGCTGTGTCTGCTGTACCTACGTTAGTACCTGATACTTTTAAAATGATTGGATCATAACCATAAAATGATCCTGCGGTTGTTAAACCATTAACTTTAGGTTGTGTTGCCATGATATTTCTCCTTTTTTCTCTATATCATAATACCCACACTCTGTGGGTTTTTACAAATGTATTTAGTCTTTTTGTCAAAAAACCGGAGTTATTAGCGTTTTTTGATTGATCTGTGGACAGATTTAAGTCTTTGGATAGCCCCTGGACCTGCTTCTACAAAGTCATCTATCATATCAAAAATAGGTTGATATGCTTTAACAAACTGTGGAGGAATGCCTTTGCCTTGTTCGGCAAGGTCTGCGGCTCTAATTGCTTTCATTGCTTGATCAATACCTACAAGATATCCGTACAACGCAACATATTTGTCTCTTTGAATTCTTTCGATGCGTCTACTTTTGATGTTTGCCCAAGCATCTTCGTCTAAATGCTTTTCTACAAGTCCATCTTCATATAGGTCTTGAATAAATTTCATTATGATAGATACCTTTTAACAAACAATGAAGGTAGTTCGTGATAGTCATGATCTAAGAAATCAACTAATGTACTTGATTGTTGAACATCTTTAATAAACTGTGTTCTAACCATTGGCTTTACTTTATCTGTAGTCATAAGCATACGAAGCATACGAGCTTGATCTGGTGTTACTTTTAGTTGCTTGCCGTCATCAGTTGTTACTTTATTCAATGGATTAGGATTGCCTTGGCTATCAAGTATTTTGCCAAGTTGCTCATACATTGACGCTTGTTTAAATCCTGGCTCTTCGTCGTCCGAAGCCGACATGTCAAAGTCGTCCCAGTTATCATCTTCAAATTGATTTAGATGATCTTCAAATTCTTTTAGGTATTTGTTCATTTTATCTCTCCACAGCTCTATTGGCTTTTGTAAAATATTCTCTTGGAACCAGTTTAATGTCACCTTCAGGATGTGCTAATACATATCCTTCGCCGCCTTCACCGTGTCCTGGAATTGATTGCTTAACAGTTTGATCATGCATATCAAACTGTGAAATAATATCATCTTTAACTTTCATAATAGCATTTACTGTTTGCCACATTGTTGCAAATGCCTGTGCATGTTTTTTGATGTATTCAAGAATTTTATTTTTCTTACGATCGCTTATTTGTTTTCTTTGCTCTAACCATTGTGCAAAATCTACGCCAAGGTTATCTAAACCTGTATCAACTTTAGAGTTAGTATATGCATAAAGAATTTTAGGAAAGTCTTTCATTTGCATATTTGTAAGTTCTTGAATATTTAATAGTTCGTCTAATCCAGAAGCATTACGTTTAATTAGTGCTTCTAATTGATTAAGTTGATCATTAGGTACATCTGGCGGACGCTCTACGCTAATTGGCGGAACAACTAATACTTCATTGCCTTGAAATATATCTGTAGTTTCTAACGGTCTTTCAGCACCATCTGGGTCAACTTGTCTATGAATTACTACGCCTGTTTTACTTGCGCCTATCTTTTTGCCTAAGTCTGATTTAGTAGATACCGCATACTTAACTATGTTAGGCTTGAACACGTAGTTTCCATTTTCTATATCAGGTTTGTTAAAATACAGTAAGTCTCCTTTGAAGAAACCCCTATAATCTTTTGGTACTGCCTTTTCGTACTCATCAAATATATCTTTCATATTTGCGGCAAATTGTTTATAGTCCTGTGCTTTTGCTGGATCTGGATTCTTTGCACCAGGACGATTCATTAGCATTGCTTGGAGGTTGTCTGCTGACGTTGCTTTACCGTCGTATCCTTTTGCTGTAAAGCCGCTTTTGTCTGTAAGTATAAACTCTCCATTTTCATTGCGGCCAAAAATGATTGCGGGAGATCCATCCCATTTGACTGTGACATCTTTATGTGATTCTCCTTCTAAGTTACGAAGTGCTTGTAATACTCTCATAGCGCCTTTACTGCCTTCAAGGTATACAAGATCTTCTGCATGATCAATTCGAGCGCCTTCAGATAATATAATACTTTCGTTTGCTCCTACAAGTCTGCCACGCATAGGATGTTTTTGTTCAGGCCCTTTGCTTGGTTTATTTTTATTAGGCATTGGTTCACTGCCACGAACTTGATCAGCATCTTTTTGTTTAATCTTTTTTTCAACTATTCTAAAGTCACTAAACTTCACGGTAGTAACTCCTTTAGTCTACGTAGATGTTTGTCTGCAAGACTTTCTGCGGCAAGTTCAGTTCTATCTTTAATATCGTCTGGAACTCCAATATCTTGTACTTGTCCATTTTTAACAAAACTGTCTAAAATTTTATCTACTATTTCTTTTGGATAATTTTTTTCAATTGCGGCTTTTAAACTTTCATAAGAGTTTAAGTCTTGTGGTCCGTCTAACCCTAATGTCTTTGCAATTTCTGGAGCAGTCTTGATAGGCTGACCAAGAATTTCATTTTTGTTTTTCTTTGTGTATCCGTCGCCTTTTGCTTTAGGTACAGGTGTACGTTTAATACGAACAAGGCCGTCTGCCGGTGACCACATCCAACGTTCACTTTCTACAGGACGTCCATCGTCAATAGTTTCTTCTGAATCTTTTCTTTGATAGACTGCACATATAGTTGCAATCATAACATTACGAAACACACCTTTATACTTTGATTCTTTTTCGCCCGGTGAATGGTAATAAGTTTTCATCCAACCTGGATCGCCTGGCATAAAGTCTACTTGTACATATCCTGTGCGCGGTTTTAATGTTTGTTTGCTTTGATCAAAGTTTACAATTTTAACTTTGGTCATAATAATTGAACTTTTAGCAAGGTCCATAATCTCTGGAACCTTTTTTAATTTTTCTATAAATTCTGGAATTTCTTCTGGAGCAAGCTGAATAGCAACATCAATGTCGCCCGAGAACTCTTTCTTACCAACACTACCAAGAACATTGTCTTTTAGATCTATTCCTAATACTTTTTCAAGTGCATCAAGTGTAGGTTCAATTTCATCAATATGAATTGGCCCTACGCCAGGCATTGATCCGCCTTCTTTAAGAATCATTCTTTCTACTCTCTATTACTTTTGTAATACCACGCTTGAATTTACGTGGATCACCACTTTTAATACTATTTAAGAAACGTCTTTCAAGCTCGCTTGCTGTATCTACATCATAATTACTTTGTATTCTACCAAGTAAATTAATGGCACTTTCGATAATATTATTCGCTCTTGCTTCAATTTGATGGTCAGTAGAACGTTCTTTGCCTAATGCATTTAATTCTTCAAGAATACTTCGTGTACGTTTCTTCATAACAGTTGTCTCCGTATTGTATTTAGCGTAGTTAAACTATAAATAAGTGTGTTAAGAGGCTAACACACTGGAGGGTTTAAATGATTTCAAAAATGTCTTTCCCTGAACGTTCTTTATTATTCGCTAAACTTAGTAGTATAGCGTATAATGATAACATCACAGAGGTAAAAAAGCAAGTAAAAAAATTAGGTTTTGGAACAGTTGAGTTTTATAACAGAGACGGCGCACAAGCATATCGTTTCCAAAACAAATACGACATGGTTATTGCATGTCGAGGCACACAACCAAGCGAGTTTAATGATATCAAAGCAGATTTAAATGCTGTTCCTGTAGTAGCAGAAACAGTAAGTCGTGTACATAAAGGATTTAAAGCAGAAGTAGACGAACTATGGCCTATGATATTAGAAGACATCCAACGTAAAGTAAACAAAGATAACAAACTATGGTTTACAGGACATTCATTAGGTGCGGCAATGACTACCATCATGGCAAGTCGTTGTTATTACGAAGAATCAATTAGAGATCCAGAAGAAGTTTATACATATGGTTCTCCAAGAGTAGGATGGCCTGGATACTGTAAAGCAATGAATATTGATCATCATCGCTGGGTAAACAACAATGACATAGTCACCCGTGTTCCGTTAGCAATTATGGGATACAGACACAATGGTACAGAACATTATATGAATGCATGGGGCAATGTACGCAAGCCTACAGGTTGGCAGCGTTTCAAAGATCGTATGCGTGGTATGTGGATGGGTATCAAAGCAGGCAGCATTGATAACTTCTCAGATCATGGTATGAACTTTTATATTGCTAACTTAGAGATGTACGCAAGCGGTAAAGAGAACAGCCAAAGTTAATCTTTACGAATACGCTTATTGTATTCGACTGCTTCTTTTAGAATAGACAGCTCAACGTTATCTCGTTGGGCTGTTCTTATGAGTGCGTCTATATCTTTAGGGAAACAATGTCCACCAAAGCCTCGCTCTGCTGTTATTGAAGTATGACTATCTCCAATACGAGTGTCCATTGCTGTATATTGTTTTACTGCTTCGTAGTCGACATCTAATGCTTTACATAAATCATATAGTTGATTAAAATATGCAACCTTTAGAGCAAGGAAACTGTTACGAGCGTACTTGGCTATTATAAGTGCTTCAACATCACATATCTCAATAGCAACATCAAATACCTTATTCCAAAAGTTAATAGAGTTGCCGCCAATCAACATATAGTCTGCTGTTGCTAAGTCGTCTACTGCGGTAGCCGCACGTAAGAACTCTGGAGAGAAGTTTAGCATTGCGTTTGGAAACGTATCCTTTAGCATCTGCCAACCTTCTAATGATATTGTACTTTTAATTAGAATAGGCACATCAGGTGATGCTTCAATTACTTCGTAAACATTGTCCATATGACACGAACCATCTTCTCGTCTTGGAGTTGACACACAAACAATAACTGCATCTGTGTCTTGCGGAATTGGTTTATTGTATTCTGGCCAAGCAGGATCTACAATAGTAATGTCATGCTTGTCTTTTAATACTTCTCGATGTGCTTTGCCTACAAAGCCATACCCTGCTATTGTTATTTTCATTGTTTACCTAATGTTTTTAAAAGTTTGTGCTGTTCTCTACGTTTAACAAAATCTTCTTCGCCTGCATAAGATGACATTTTGTCAAGCTCATCTTCTACAAACCAAAGTATTTCATAAAGGTCTTGTTTACAGCCCCAAGTTACATATCCATCCATTTTAGGATCAGTACCTGCCCAACGTATTTTTGATATTTCGTTGCAGATCGTTGCTTTATTCCAATCTTTAATCATAACAATAGTTATTAAGATTTAGATTGTAGATCTGCAATCGCGGCTTTTATGGCATCCTCTGCCAATACTGAGCAGTGAATTTTAACTGGCGGTAAAGCCAATTCTTCAGCAATGTCAGTGTTCTTAATCTGCTGTGCTTCTTCAAGCGTTCTACCCTTAACCCATTCGGTAAGGAGTGAACTACTGGCAATGGCTGACCCACAACCGTATGTTTTAAATTTCGCATCTTCAATTACTCCATCATCGCCTACTTGGATCTGTAGACGCATAACATCTCCACAGGCAGGTGCTCCTACCATGCCAGTGCCTACGTTTTCTTTCTTGGGATCAAAACTACCTACGTTGCGAGGATTCTCATAATGATCCATTACCTTATCGCTGTATGC